CTAACCATTGGGACTGGGGTGTACTATCGGACCAACTCGTTGGTGCCCAGGATACCCACGACATGGTGGTCCGCACGACCGGCAACTTTACGCGGCTTCAGGCTGCCGATGTACCCGCTGTGGTACACTGAAAGTACAGTGTCGGGTTAGCGGCCGATCGGGCCTTGACAATATCTCCAAGCACGTAGGCCGTGGAGTCTGCGTGATCACCAATCGCAGCCTGAAGCCGCGTAAAGTTGCCGGTCGTGCGGACCACCATGTCGTGGGTATCCTGGGCACCAACGAGTTGGTCCGATAGTACACCCCAGTCCCAATGGTTAGCGGTGAATGTTTTGGTCGCGTCAGAGACGCCAGTGATGTTTGAAAGTGTGGTCGTACCGCTGTACAGTTCGTTGGCTACCGCCGATATAACTGTTAGAGCACCATTCGAGTCCACCTGCTCAAAAACTGTCTGGATGGGGTTGCTCGACTCAACAGCCGCAGACGTTACTACCGCACGCCCTCGACGAGCGGCTAAGCGGCCGGAGGCATCTATGACACAGTTGTTTGCAACGCCTGCCCAGTGCAGATCACTCTGCACGATTTGACGGGTGTTCATCCCAAAGAAGCCAGGGATGGTAACCAGGATCGGTATGATATTCTTTCGAGCCACTTAGCCGTCCAATAGTTGGCCGCGTTGCTGACCGCCCTGCGTCATCGCTCGCTCCATAGTGGCGAGATCAAAAAGAGCCGTCTCGTACTGGTCTTGATACTTCAAAGGGTCTTCACCACGTTCCTCTTTAGCGAGGGCCGTAGCGCGTAAGACTACCGGAGCATCGGGCACCGTCAACTCGGTCGTATCGTTGGCCGTGGTGCTCACTATAAAGTCCGCCTGCGGGAGACAGATGTTAAAGTTAATCAGGTACACCGCGCCCGGTGTGGGGTGCAGATCGACCTGTGGGTCGCCGCCTGACTGTCCATTTATATCGAACCATAGAGGCGGGCCGTTGGTGCTGGCGTTCAACTTTTGTGCCGTCATCCACTGGGATGAGGGGGCAAGCCTTAACGCGTAGTCGTCGGTGTTGTTCCACACATCCACATAAGGAGGCCCATTCAAGGTATCCGGCAGAATACGGCCACGGTCACCCATCGTCGTCAGCGTGTACTTAAAGGTACTCGCTACCGTCGTTATCGTGATTGTAGTACGAAGATGCAACCAATCCCAGAAGTCCTCGACCTCTCGCTTGGCCTCGTTGATGAATTCACCAAGCAGTTGCGAGTAGGTGTTCGTGCTCACGGAAGCCGTAGCATCTTCACGAAGTTTGCGCTGTATCGAGTTGACCAGACCAAGTAGAGTTGCCATTATGCTGTCACCAGATATTCAGTAATTGTGAGCCACGTCGCGGCCAGGATGCCAAAGTCTTGAGGGTTGATAGTACCCGTTGTGCCTGTACTTGGACCACATCGTATCTTAAACGTAGTCGCACTTGTAGTTCCCGCAGTCATAATATGCCGCAACATACCGGACTCTACTGCACCACCCCCACCAGTACCCTGCCAGGCGAAAGATATAGCTGAAATAGCGGCTACTGTAGAGTCTTGAAATAATGCAGCCGAAAGTCCCAGGTTGCCCCCCACATCTCCAAAGGTCGAAAACTCGATAAGTAAGATGTTGTCTGCGTGCTTCGGTGTGATCGCCAGAGTTATAACCTCATCCCCCTCTGAACTCTGCGGCGCCGTGTCGTCGCGGGGTAGCACAGTGTTAAGGCTAATCTGATTGTGAGTACCGGCATGTACAAACTGTACCACGGGGCTAAGCTCACTCACATCAATCTCTGAACGTCCCATTGTCGATGCAGCTACCTTAGAAGCGTTAACCGTACTGTCGGAAGGTGTCCCGATGTCCAGGGCCACCCCAAGGTGGCGGAGCGGCTGGTACGCTTGACTTACGCACCGTCTGGGGCGGTGACGAACTCATAGCGATCTCGTCCATCGAAGACCTTATCGTTTTCTTTGGACGGAAGAATATCTTGATCTATGATAGCCCGGAGACTCCGGCCAATCTAGCTCTCGTTGAAAAGTTACAAGGTGTCGGGTGCATAGCACGCGACTCCGTACAGAATACAGGCAACGACATTATTTTCTTGTCCGACTCTGGAGTACGCTCCCTGAGTCGAGCAATCGAGGCCGGTGGACGGCAGTCACTTGGTGACTTGTCGATCAACGTGCGCTCTGACCTGATGACCACGGTGAAGGCTGAGACCGAAGTAGCAATCAAGTCCTCCTACCATGAGGATGGTGGGTTCTACTTGCTTCAGTTTCCGTCTCAGGAGATCGACTACGTGTTCGATCTGCGCTTCCCTAACTCTGACGGCTCCGCGAAGGTAACACAGTGGCGCAACATGACGACCAACTGTGCCTATTCGGCCCAGGATCGCACACTCTACTTTGGGGGTGCTGGCATCCTTGACAAGTACGACGGTTACAATGACGGCGCGAGCGGCACCTATATAATGGAGTATGTGAGCGCGTGGACAGACTACTCGGCCGCGTCCAACGAGATACCGTTCATTTCGTCCAAGTTCAAGATACCCAAGCGGTGGATCACGGACATCAACACGAATACCAACTACACGGTCACGTTCCAGTGGGGCTTTGACTTCAACACCGACTTCAGAACCTACGTCACGACGTTGGCTACAGGTGCTAACCCTGGGGAGTGGAACATAGCTGAGTGGGGTATTGGTGAGTTCTCGGCTGGTGATATTTTCGTATCGGCGCGTGCATCCCCTGCGGGGCACGGCCGTACCTTACGCATTGGGTGGAGAGTCGTCATCGATGGCGCACCATTCGCAGTACAAACCATTGACTTCGGAATTGTTTTAGGAAGGGTACAATAATATGTCAGATTACGTAGCAGTCAACGACTTCAGCGCGAAGGATAACCTGGTGTCTGGTGACGCAAACAAAATTATCAAGGGGTCCGACGTAGATGCCGAGACGGCAGCGCTCGTCACGGCGATTGCCACCAGGCGGAGATTCAGAATCAGACCTTCATTTACTTCACAGCTGCGGGCACTAACACGTACACCGCGACTCCCTCTCCCGCCCTTACCTCCTATGCAGCGGGTCAGAAGGTCAGTCTGCTATTTACTAACGCCAACACCGCCGTCGCCACCATCAACCTCAACGGGTTGGGTGCCAAGAGCATCCGAAACAACCGGGGCGAAGTCCTGGTAACGGGCGACATCGCCGCGACTCAGATTGTTGATCTGATCTACGACGGCACGGTCTTCATGATCATTGGTGGTCTGGGTAAGAGCACCTTATTTCCACGTACGTTTCTAAGCGGCTTTACTATGAGCCGGGATACCGACACCTCTCACGATACCAACGTCACTGCCGGTGACTGCATTGATAGTGGCAACGACACTAACATCATTCTCGGGACCGAGATGACCAAGCGTATAGATTCTGCGTGGACGGCCGGTAACGACAATGGTGGCTTTCCGAGCGCCGGAGGCAGTGGTTTGACATTATCGAACAACACGTGGTACCACGTGTTTGTGATTTACGATGTCACCAACGGCTTGACCGATGTCGGGTATGACACAAACCTAAATGCGTCAGTTCTTACTAATGCTGATAATGCGTCAGCCTACACGAAGTATCGCCGGGTCGGCGCCGTGCGAACCGACGGTTCGGCCAATATACTTGGATACTCACAGCTAGGCGACTACTTTTATTGGGACGTGATTGTCGACGCCTTCAACGGTGGACCCCCGAGTTCGGCGACTGACATTACGTTGCGTACCCCGTTGGGCCTTAAAACGCTCGCGATAATTCGTGGTACCGGTAAGTTGGCATTGAATGTCCAACGTAATTATTCGATATGGAGTCCAGATCAAACAAATCGAATTGCGACTGTTGGTGGGGCACTTCCTTGTGGATCGCGGGACGCGTTAGGAGACACTGCGCGTGTAGCCAATGAGATGACCATAAAGACAAATACGAGTAGCCAGGTCACACACATTGTTGATGTTACAGGTAGTTACACAGTTGTCATCTCGACCGAAGGTTACATAGACCTGAGAGGTAAAGAATAATGGTTTTAATGGTAGCAGGCGCCATGATGGCAGCCGGTGCAATATCCGGTCTGGCTGGCAAGAGCAAGCGTAAGCGTGCGGCCCGCAAACGACGCGCAGCCCTGTTCGCTCTAGCTCAGCAACTAGGTACCGTACCGAACACGACCGCCCGTGCAGGGGACCGAGAACTGCGCTTTGGTAAGGAGGGCATTGATGCTTCCGACTTCTTCCCAGGTGGCCGACAGGTCGAGGAAGACCAACTGGCTATCCTCCGCGCACAGGCCGCGCCCCAACTAGCCCGCGATCGGGCGTCAGCATTGGGAGAGACTATTGACACAGGTACCACCGGCCTTCAGACGGGCAACTTATTTGTGAACCCAGTGCTCCAAGCACAGGCAGCGTCGGCGCAGCAATCTGATCTCGGCTTCCAGCGCGAGGCATTCACTCGTGGACTGGCCGAGCGTAACCAACAGGGCCGGGAGTTCCAAGCTTTATTCGGGGCGGAGATGAAGATGCGTTCGTCACGTTTCAGGCGTCAACGGCTAGCGGCAGAGGTTCAAGGCGGAGCAATCGGTTCCAAGACGGGCACCGACATCGACGCTGATTTCTTTAGCGGTCTCGGTAGTGGCCTATTCTCAAGCGGAGTCGGTCTCTTCAGCGGCGGCGGCGGCAATTTATTCAGCGGCGGTGTTGGCGTTAGTAAATAGCAGACTGACCTTCTGACCCGCTGCATAGGAGGTAAGGGCGGGAGAGGGAGTCGCGGTGTACGTGTTAGTGCCCGCAGCTGTGAAGTAAATGAAGGTCTGATTCTGAATCTCCGCCTGGT